ATCTTCATCAATTTCACCAGAACTATAACCACTAGCAAAAATAACACTATCTACCGTTGTTGATGAACTTGATGGCGTTGCTGTTGCTGATGATGATTGACCTGTAATAGTATTAGTACCAGAAAACGCTGTTTGATTACCGTTAGCGTCAACACCTTCATCATTAAATCTTGTTTGTATATAATAAAGAATATTATTTGAACTATCCCATTCTACGACTTTACCGACTGCGCCAGTAGTTGCTTGATTAATTTCTTCATCTGCTGTAAATGTACCACTTGGACTAGTTACTAGTACAGCTTTTGTTCCTCTTAAAGTATTTGAAGATGCAGCAGAACCACCTGATTCTGGATCTCTCATTAAAGCAACTCGTCTAAAATCATTTGCTGTTGTAAAGTCACCAGAGTTTGATGTTTCGCCTGCTTCAAAGTTAGTGTTTAACATTACAAAGTAACCACCTAATTCTATTAAAGCATTTTCACCGTGTCCGCCTTTTGGACCAATGATAACATCTAATTCAGCACCTGTTAAACTTGTAGCACCTGCTGAAACTATATCAGCGTTTCTTATGTAACCAAATGTATAACCTGTTCCTCCTGCTGTAACTGTTACTGCTGTTACAACTCCTGATGAAACTGTAACTGAAACTGTACCACTTGAACCATCACCTTTAATAGCAATACCAGTATGAGTACCATCTGTACCACCTGATCCAGCAGTTTTGATTTTTACAATATCAATAGCACCGGCTGTGTTAGCAGCGGCCACTGTTGAGTCTGTTGCAACGGCCATAAAATCTGTTGATAAAAAATTTGTTTGTTGATCGGCAGATAAAGAGTACATATATTTCCACTTATAACCATCTGCTGTTGATAATATTGATGTTGATGTACCAGTTGGTTCTACTGTTGAGTTAGCTCCATCATTATTGTCTAAACATTTGTAAACATTATTATTACTATTCAAAACATAAAAAGTAGCGTCATATAAAGCTGTAACACCACTATCTGCTGTAACTACACTTGAAGTTGAACCTGTTACATAATGACCATAATCGTGTCTGTAATAATCATATACTGTTCCTGTAGTCCAATTTCTTCTTGGAATAACAACCGAAACATCTGAACTTGTAACTTTTTTAGCTGCTAAAATATCATCAAATGTATGAAACTCTTGTGATACTGAATCAACTGGTGTTAATGGAGTTCCATCTGTGCCTTCGTATTGAGTACGGCTGTCGCCTCTTGTGGACGTAGCCCACGCTTGTGGTCTACCAATACCCATATAGTACACATTTGGTGAAGCTTCTGTAAAAGACTCAACGAATTGTTCCTGATTATGGATTCTAAATTTGTTTGTTATAATTGCTGGCATAATTCTCTATTCTTTGTTATATTTATACACGTTTTTAAACTATCCTAACACTATAGCAGCGGTCTTAGAATTTAATCCTCCAGATATTCCATCCAATTGAGTTTGTATGTTTGAAGTCACCCCATTCAAAGTTTGAAATTCTGTGTTTGATATTGTCCCGTCTGCTATTTTAGTAGCAGCAATACCGGATTGTAAAGAGATGGTAAATGTACTACCTGACACAGCTGCTGTTATACTCGAATCGCCATCAATTCGTAATGTACCCCCTAAAGATACCGTACCAGCTGATGAAGATTCATCTAACAAACTTAATGTTGGGAATGTGTTTGTAGTATTAAATGTTTTATTTGTTAGCGCTTCGATACCTGCCAAAGTGGCAAATGAATTGTCTGATAAAGCAGTATTAAATTCTGCCGTAGTACCTGTTATAGTATTATTCGCTAAATTTATAGTTTTATTAGTTAATGTTTCTACACCAGTTAGTGAGGCAACAGTACCTGGTTCAAATTTACTTGTTGAACTATTGTAAACTAATGCTTGACCATTTGTAGCGCCAGATAAATCAAAAGTGATAGTTGAACCATCACCAAGTGTTGAATAAATTTCTGTAAAGTTATCATTAACTATATCACCACCAGCTCTAATAGTAGAACCTGTTCCATCATTGTCTGTAGTACCTATGTTAATTATTTGTTTTGCCATTTTACTTTTCTTCTACTTTTTTTATAACAGTTATTTTAGCATTTGGTTCGGGTGCTTGTTTAAAAACTAACTGATCATTTACTATTTCATAGTCTTGTTTAACAAGTTTTAATTCATTATTTACTGTTATAACTAGTTTCTCTTTACTATTTATAATCATTTTTATACAACATCAAATTTAACATCTGTCTGGTCAAATGTTGTTAAAGTTTCATCAAAAGTATTACCAGATATATGCCATATTTCAGAGGGTATAGCAAAATTAGTTTTTAATTTAAAGTTAAAATCGCTTAAATTATTTAACTCACCATCAATATTACTATTTAGTGTACCACCTAGTCTTAAAGCATTTAGTATTTCTATAGATGTTTGATTACTAAAGTTAGAACCTAAAGAAAATCTGCCAATACTTTTTAGTGTAGGACCAGCAACAGGTACACCATATCTTGTAGTATTATTTCTAATAGCAGTTTTTTCTTTAATTTCTGGTAAGATTATAGTAATAGCTTGATTTAGTGTTAAATCTCTTGTATTTTTGTTTAAAGGTGTAATCGTAGAATCTGATAAATCTGGATCAACACCCAACTCTGGATTTACTCTTAATGTTGTACCATCTGTTGTTGTTCCTAATCTTCTACCAAAGATTGTTGAGAATAGAGTATTAATAACTAGATCAACACCTGGGTCAAATACTAATCCACTGTTAGTGCCTGTGAAACTTCTTAATTGAGCATCAACCTGTGTTTGAATATTAACTTGACCTGTAAAGTAAAACCCACCTGTGTGCATTGTCTTTTTAAAACTATCTCGCCAGTCATTAATTGTTCGACCAACTTTAATAACATAAGAAAAGTCCTGATAGTATAAACTATCTTGTATTTTCATTGTAGTTTCAGATATAAAACCATCTTCATTTAAAAAAGTACCTGCTGTATTTGCTGTAGCTCCTACTGTTGTTGTTGCTGTAGCTAGATCAGTTACTTTTACGTTAGCTGTAATTCCACTTGTACCACCTGTAATCGTTGTGTTTTCAGCAAATATTCCAGTAGAATTACTTAAAGTTAAAATGTTTCTATCTGTATCAAATGAAATAACTGTTGCTGTAACTGTCGTAGAATCTGAAGCAATACCTGTAACTGTTTCGGAAGTCAAAAAGTTTCCTGATTTACCTAACACTAAAACTTTTTTTCTTAAAGTTAAACTAGGTGGACTAGGAGATAATTGATGTTCAGCACCTGACTCTACTATCTTTAATGCTAAGACTCTTCCTATTTCTGAACCATAAGTAAATACCGTAGCTCCTGATCCGTTTGTATCATCAACTGTTACAATAGGTAAAGATTGATAGTTTGAACCAGCACTTATAATTCGTACATCTGTAATATCACCTGAGCCTGAACCACTTTCTTGTACAATTTTATTACCTGTATAAACATCACCTCTTACAGTTTCATCTTCTAATACGATATGATCTGTTGCGTCCATACCAGTTGTATTTGCCTCAGGAGCAATACCACCATTTACAACTGAAACTTTTGCTCTTGATGAACCGCCACCTGTATCTGTATTATTAAATACAATATCATCATTAATTTCATAACCAGAACCACCGTCATCAACATAAAAATTTGTTAAACTGCCTCTACCGATAGCGTCAACATTTATAATAGCTCCTGTTCCGCCACCTACAAAATTAACAGTTTCTCCTTCGGTATATAAAGTACCATCATTTGTTAATGTTATTGAATTAGGAATACCCGTAACAGTAGCCTTAATAAAAATATCATCTTCATCTGTTTTTGTACCTCTAATAATTTCACTTGTTTGAAAAGTACCAGATATTGTATCTTCATTTAAAATAAATTCAGTTACTTCATTTTCTCCAATTTGAAATTTAAATACATTTTCAATAATAGCTGTAGCACCTGAAGTTTCGCCAGTAATTGTTCGACCAACTAAACTAGTCGTATCACCTGTAGAAATTTGAATATTTGATTGTATAGCCCTCATTATTAATTGAGTGTCAAAATTACCGTCAGACGCTCTTAAAATATTTTCTCTTGGATAGATTGTTTCAGAATCTTCATTAAATAATAATTTGAAAAATAATTCGTGGCCTCTATTTGTACCTTTTGATCTGTAAACAGATTTGATATTTTTAATTAAATTTCTTTTATCTACACCACTACTTAATGTTTCAGGTAATGTATTTAAAAACTCTGTTCTAAACTTTGTTAAGAAGTTAGATATTACCTTATCAGGATCTCTAAAGTTTAATAACTCTTGTATATTTGTTACAGGATTTGGTCTGTAATTATTAATAATAGCACTAGCATTTGAAGAAGTACCTAAAACGGTTTCGCCTATTATAAATTTGTCTTGTGCTGATATGAATAAACGGCCACTATTTAAATCTTCAGTAAGAACTGTTGATGTAGCGCCTGAAGTTTGGCCTGTGATTGTTTCGCCTCTTGTAAATTTACCAAAAGCAGAACTCTCTAAAAGTATTTTATCACCAGCGTCTAATTGTGTTCTATCTGAATCAATACGAGAACCATCTAAAATTAATTCATTATTTTGATTAGTTTCTGTTTCTAATTGAATACCATCTGT